CCAGACTTTGTTGTAAAGACTTCTAAACAAAAGAAGTATATGATAGAGGTCAAACCATCACGTCAAATAGGCAAACCTAAACTAGGCAAGAAGAAGAGTAAAACATATATGAAAGAGAGTTTTGAATATATCAAAAATCAAGCAAAATGGCAAGCAGCAAAATCTTATTGTGAAGATAATGGTTTAGAGTTTAAGATTATATCTGAAAAGGATTTAGGACAATATTAAGTTGCCACACTCATTCTATCGTGGTAACTATCTACGTTAACATTTAAATTAACATTATTATTATCTACTTTAGCAACGTTTGATATTGTTGAGTTATCGCCACCTCTTGTAATTATTATTGGCGCCATATTATTATTAGTAGAACCAATCTCATTAGGTCTTAATCTTGGTTTTGCCGCTATCTCTACATTAGGTGTTAAACTATCTTTATTAGACGCAACTACAAAACCACCTGTATTTAATGCTCTCGCCTCAAAATCACCCTCATTATCTTTTAAATTAGCAAGTTTAGCAGCACTCTTAGCCGCATTAAATTTTGCATATACAATCGGTTCATTACTATCATTTACTATTACACCATCTTTTACTTTAGGTTTTGGCATAACGTCAATTACATTATCTGGTGTTTCTGTGCTAATTTCTTTTGCTACTTCTTCCTCTTTTACAGGTATATCAAACTTAACTTTATCTTTTAAGAATTGTGGCATTGGCAATGCGTCTATAATACCATTGATTGCTTGTTTAATTGATGTGCCTATACTAGAGAAGAAATCCATAACAGGTTGAAATAAACTTTTGACACCGCTCATAATTTTGCCTGGTAATGATACAAAGAAATTCTTTACACTCTCAACCGTACTAGTAAACGTTTCGCCAATTGCGTCAAAAATCTCACCAAATCTAGTCTTAATAAAATTTATATCTTTCATAAATTCTACTTTTAAATTCTCTATTGCTTCATTAAAGGCGTTTGGTATTGTTTCCATAAAATACACTCTTGCTGTTTCAATTAAATTATCAAAACCAAATATATTACCAATACCATTAATTAAACCTACAAAGGCGTCTTTTAATACACCTAAAAACTTATTACCTATATCATCAAAAGCTTTTAATACATCACTAAATGCTTTTTTAATTAAATCAAAATCACCTGTAAATAAACCTACTATTAGGTCTGATATAAATTTTAATGACGCCATAAATGTTTGAGCCGCCATAACTAAACCACCCATAGCAACTTTTAAACCTGCCGCTAGAGCATTTAAACCAAGTTTTACGGTTACATCTATTACGGCCATTATTGCTTTTAACAATGGTTCTAATGTTGTATATAATGCTTTTAATCCATCTAATACAGGTGCTAATGCCTTTGCTATATCGTCAATATATCTAATTAAAAAACCAACTGCTAATGTTAGACCTGCTAGAGGACCAAATCTACCGAATATCTTGAATAATACACCACTCTTGCCAAAAAATCCCATTATAGGTTTAAATAATTTCTTCATTGCACCTACGCCTGGTATTCTTGATAAAAATCCTGCTAAAAATGCTAATGCACCTCCGCCTCCGCCACCTCTATTACTATCATCATTTGTAGATACATCTTCGTTAGAAGGCAATGGCGGACCTACAAAATCTTTTTCTTTTGCTAATTCACTTGCTTGGTCTTTTCTTCTACGTGCCTCATCTTTGTCAAACCTAAACATATTAACAAGTGAGTCTGCAATACTTTTTAAACTTGTTAAACTTCTCTTTGATAATTGTCTAATATGTTCTAATAGTTCGTATGACTCTTCCGACTTCTCAACAAGTGTTGCTCCTGAAGCACCAACAAGTGCTTTACCCACAATCTTTTGTTGTGCGTTTACAATGTCAAGAGCTTTCTCAACATTATCATCTTTCTTGTCTTTTACAACTATCTCTGCCATTATTCTTTACAATTATCACAACTACAACTATTGCAACATAAAATTAATACTTCTTTATTATCGCCATCTTTGTACGTTTGTGTACACGTATCATTACAATGTCTTTCGTGACCACAATTATTGCAATTCATATGTGTATCTCCTATTTTGTGCCACTTCTTATTTGCCAACCATAAAAACTTAACTTACTTTTTAATTTCATATAAAATCTAGTTATGTCTTTCTTAATAGGCATAAAGTATGGTGTATTTCTTTGTCTATTATGTCTCTTAATCATTACTTTTGTATTTTACTTGATTTGCCGTTAACATATAAACCAAACCAGGCAGCGCCAGCACCAACAACCACACTCACAAAACCTGCTTGAGCGTTATTAGGTTCAGGTAGTGCCATAAACCATTGCATTGTATTATAGAATACAATACCATATAGTACCATCATAAGTCTTGGTACGGTTCTCCAGTTAGATAAGAATTGTGGTAATTCTTCTTTTAAAAACCACCACACCCATTTTATTTTGTCAACAGCAGATTTTTTCTGTTCTTCAAACATTATTTCCTCTTCTCTCGTTCTCGTCTCTCTTTTTCTTCTTTAATATATTGTATCAACATATTAACGTAGATATCCCTTTCCCACGGCAACATATGATTTAATTCTGTTAAAGAATATTTATGATGTTGCATAAGAGCAAAATTCACTTGATAATGATTTTCAAGTGAGTCGTGTGAAAGGGCTACCCGAAAAAATCGGATAAACCCTCTAAAGTCACCTTGCTCTTCACTTTAGTTTTAGGGTTTTCTACCTCTAATTCGTGTCTTAATTTAGGCATAGTATCATAAAATCTTTGTATAGACTTAAATGATTTACTATCTAAACTTTCAACAAACTTATCCATTTCATCTTTACTATAATCAACTGCCATATGCGTTTTATCACCCTCTTGGATTTGGTAAATACTCTTTGATATAATATCAAAAAGGTCTTGCGTCTTAGCACCTTTACTATAATCTTTTGTAGGGTCAACAGAATTGATTGTAGGATATTTCATTAACAAACTTACTTGGTCATTGACCTTTATTTTGTTTGTATGTTCGTCATCTACTTGAACATCAACTTTTGATAAATCAATATCTACGTCTGCATAAGTTTTTTTGTCGTCAGGACACAAAATTTTTAAATTTGCAACCTCACCAACAGACTTTGACCTAATCTGTAAAAATACATATTCTAAATCAAAGGTTGGTAACTCATCAACATTTAAATTACCAAATGTACAAACACTAACAATATTCTTTAGTGCTTCTACAATTTGTTTTTGTTCTTGCGACTCAAGAGCTTGAAGTAAAACTTTTTCCTCTGCAACTTTGAAAGGTCTAAACTTTACTTGTACGTCTGTTGATGGTAACGTCAACTCATAACTCGCTGTTTCTAATATAGGCAATGCCATTATATCTTCTCCTTATTGTTTAAAATGGTGGGAATAATTTTCCACCGGTCACTTTACCAATTGGTAAACTTCTCTTAGCGGTTTGTAGTATATCTCTGCCTGCTCTTCTAAATTCAGGAGGCAATTTGGACAATACACCGCCAAATAATCCAAAATTCTTACTTGCCTTTATCGTAGGCACATCACCGAAAGGACTACCTATTGTAGCACCTTCTACTTGGTCTATCGTTAAATTAATCCATCTTCTAAAGTTCAATGTAATAGGTATATCAACCTGTTTATCATTATCACCATATGTATAATCCATAGAACCAATTGTTTGAGGATAAACCTCAAATAGTCTTACTGCATAGGTAACTCTATCTCTATCGTTCTCACTCTCAAACTGACCTAATTGAAATATATCTACTGAACCAATATAATCATCATAGTATCTCATATTATGGCTCTTGTAGTCAAATATTTTTTTCTGCCAATTTTCAAAAAATTGTCTTTGTCTTAAAAACTTATCACCATAAAAGGTTAATTCAATATTTCTACTAAATGAATATGCATAAGGCATTTCTCTAGCAGGTCCATACGTTAAATGAGTTTGTGTATTGATATCTCTACTTGGCATAGTTACCTTACTACACATCATACTCATAGTTTTTGCCATTGTCAAAGATTCTAAATCATTGTTTGTACCTAAACTAGAACCACCAAATTCACTAGCATATATTTCACCTGGGTCTGTTATAACTCTTTGAGGCAGATGAAACATTACCATAAATCTATTAGGTCTTGCTAGACCCTCACCTTGATTTACCTCAGCAATGAATCTATTAATTGTAGACTCTGGATTACCACCAGGTTTACGTCTTAATCTTTCGTCAGCATTTACGTTATCTAGTGACCTATCTCTAGGCACACCTATTCTGATATCGTAATTACCTATACGTCTTCCGCCTCTTAATATTGCCATTTTAGTCCTCTATTGAGTTGCAAGTCTCTTTGTTTGCCTCTAAACCATTACCCTTGCTATATAACCAGACATATGAATAAACTACGTCTTGATTTTTTTCTACACATTTTTTACCAAATGATAATCTTGGCTCACTTGGTATTGTGCAAGCGGTAACAAGTGTTAAAGCAAATAACATTGTTATTATTTTTTTCATTATATTTTCCTTCTACTATCGGCGAATACCGTTTGTAAACTCGCCTTTCTAAATTTAGCTACTGGTAGATATACTGCGATAGCCATTTCTTGTACGTCAACTCTTAAAAAATTACTTTTTACAAAACGATAAAGGTATTTTTTAATTGCCGGTTTAATTAGACCAATTTTTTTTACTGCCTCATATGTGACCTGTAATCTAGTTGATTGGTCAAATTTAGAATTACTAGCAAATTGTTGTAATTGTTGTAGTAATTTAAATCTTAATCCGTAAGGGAGATAATGAAAGTTTAAACCTATAAAACCTCCTCTAATCGTATCAATAGGCAACACTAGTGGAAATGTATCATAAAACGGTAACTTTTGTTTTGTTTTAGGGTCATAAACAAACATAGCCATTCTACCTGCACTTGGTCTACCTAATAACTTGCCGTCCCTCATTAGTTTTGATTGCGTAGCTCTATCTGCAATTAATGAGGCAGCATTCTTGTACCAAGACGCTGATTTCAGTTGTTTGTCTTGTAAATCTACTAGTGGTTCAAATATATTTACCATACCACTATTTATAAGAAAACCCTTAGCGATTTCTCGCTAAGGGTAAGCATTCGTGATTGTGAGAGAGAAAGATTAATCTTCGTCTGCTAATTTACTAAAATAAGATAATGTATCATCATCTTCGCTAGCAGGCGCCGATTTAACATCACTTGAGCTTGGCACAGACGTTGTGGATTGTGGTGGGAGGTCTACATTTTCCACGGTTTCTGTGTTTCGTTGTCCCATAATTACCCTATTCAGTTTCTCTTTGAGTTCATCATAGGTCTTAAAATTACTAGGGTCAACAAAAGGGTTAAGAGGATATTGTTTTGACCAAATTTGTTTTATGTCATCATCTGACTCTTTAATTTGGCTAACACTCTCAAATTCAGACTTGTCATAGTTCCAATAACCATCAACTTTTCTAATCTTCAACTTGAAGTTAGCACCTTTCCAAAAGTCAAATGGGTTAATTGGTGTTTCATCATCAAACGCCGGTTGCATTGCTTCGGTAATTTTATCAAAGATTTTTTTACCAAATTTAAATATAAAAACTTTACCTTCGTTTTCAGGATGTTTTGGGTCTGATACAACAAAGATGTTTGAGTAGTATGATAATTTTCTTTTTCTCTTACGAGCAATTTCTTTATCACTATCAACACCTGTGTTCCATAATCTTGTATTCTCTTCAGACACCGGGTCTTTTTGATTTAGTGTCGTTAAAGAATTCTCAATATACCAACCGCCTTTATCTTGGAAAGCGTGAGACCATACTCTTTGCCAAGGCATTTCTTCGCCTGAAGTTGCCGGCAAGAATCTGATTACTGCATAACCATTACCAGTTTTATCTAGTTCAGGTTTCCAAATTCTGTCGTCTTGGTATTTGTTTGATTTATTACCAGAGGTTTCTGGTTTTTCTGTTGAAGCTTCTAATGCTTTTGTTATCTTGTCAAAATTAGAAGCACTTGATTTTAAACTTTCAAAGTCCATATTATATCTCCTTTGTATTAAATATGTTCGTTGTATTTGTGTTACCTATATTATCGGTATCAGTATTATTTATAAGAGTTCTCATTCTTATTTACCCAATTTTTTAGACTTTCTGCCTTCGCCTTCTTATCATAACAATCTCTAGGCAAACTTCTCATAATAAGATACTCTCTAAATTTTGTTAGTCTATCTATAATATAATCAATTAAATTTATCATATAACTAATATATCAAACCTGCTCAAGATTGTCAATGCTGGAATAGTCAACATAAAACAAATTGTTTTGACCCTCCCATTCTGGAGTATGCATATTTACATTGTCTTTCAGGTTTAAATCTCTATGTACTTTGTAAAATGTGGTCTTCGGATATCTCTTCATAAGACTCAACCATTGGTTTACCCAATTGGTGTGTGGTGTAGGACCATTCTCTACAGCAACATAATGTTTTGTTCCTTTGTAGATATTATTAATTGTCGGTTTAGTAGACCTTAAATCGTGACCTATTAGAAATACCTCTGTCGCCTTATAGTGTTCACACGCAACATAACCACTTGACGGACCAGCAGCCCACCCAAGGTCTTTAGGTTTCATTATATCACTTAAATTATGAGACTTATCATTTTTAGGATGTATCCAAGATAGTTTAACTTGACCTGTGCTAATCTCTTTCTCTACAATCTCTTTATTCTTTTTTATTATATGTGCTACACCCTCTAATTTAGAACCGTGAAATACAAACTCCTCTGCCTGACCTCTTTCATTCTCTGTAAATACACCTTTCTCGTTTCTAACTAATTCTAAATCCATTTTAGTTATTGCACCCTCAACCATCATCTTATAATGAAAGGCAGGTACTTTTGTCCAGTCTCTAAAGAAACAAGGTATTTTACAAGCGACACCTTTGTGGTATATTTCGTGCATTATACCGTGGTCAACACCTGTTAATGCGTCTGGCATAAAATCTCTATACAAGGCATTACAACCCATTATGGTGCCTAGTGGTCTTAATCTTTCTAAATCAAAACCTAATCTTGATTCACCATTACCTATACAAAATACTCTACTCATTGACAAATACCTCTTTCATTATTATTTTTGCCTCTGTCATATTAAAATTTAAAAATGGTTTTAATCTGGTAATCGTAGATGAGATTTTAGGCCATATGACTTTCTCACTAATAGTTTTGTCCCAATCTTTAAAAAACGCAAGGTGTTTATCCAGATAGATGGCGGTTTGGTAGTTAACTTTCCCTTGAATAAGTAATCGTAAGATTCTAGGATGTTGTCCCATATGAGAGCGAAAGCCATCATCAAAAGAAATCCGCCTACGGCTAAAGTCATCACGAATCCGTACGCAATCGTCCCGAAAATGGTATCTAAAAGACTCTTTATACTTTCTATATTTGGCATAAGTCTCAGCACCTTCATTTGTTAATAAATCTCCTATCCAATTGTCGCTATCAACAGCAAAATTACTAACAAAGTAATCAAGTATGTCTCGTTCATTATATCTTTTAGATAACTTATGAAAAAAATATCTATCTTTTCTTTTAGTGAACGTATCCAGTTTAGCATTTGTTTTACCGCCATATTTTATATAGTCGTATGA